GTCAAGAGTCTTGGTCTGCTTCGGTTCCGGCTGCCCAAGCGGATCACCGTAGAGCCGATTCCGCTGGTAGTGAGCTGGGCAGAACCCACCGGAATGCGCTGCCTTCTCGCATACGTCGACTGAGCAGGATTTGCCCTTGAGCGAGACGGGCGATTTGTACCTAACCTGCGCCTCAGCCGACCCGAACCGTTGCCAGCGGTTGTAGTGCTTGACACACCACCCGCGAGCGAGTTCGCGGCCATCGCAACCTGCAATCGTGCACGGTGCATTCCCCTTGCGTCCCACTCGCGCAGTTTAGCGTACTGAACGAGTGGGACTTGACAGGGGGCGTTGCAGGCGAACTTACACGTTCAGGAGGCGCAGGGCGCCCTGGTTCACGACCGCGCTGCCGGTGCGGTAGTACGCATACCAACCACGCTGACCAGTCGGACGGCCGAAACCAGAACCGGCAGTAGTCTGCTGGAAGAGGTGGGGGATAAACTCTACCGTCATCCCGATGCGATCAGCGATCACGAACCCTTCCTGGAAGTCCCCAAAAACGGCCATGTAATTGCTCGCGGAGGAGTCGATGACGCCGTCCATGTCCTCGGCCTCGTAGATCGGCTTGCCGAGGAGCATTGCGGGACGGTCGTCGCCGAGCTGGGCCCACAGTGAGCTGCCGCCTGCGGTGTCGAACTGGCGGGCCCGGTTGTAGAAGGCGTTGGTGGCCAGCCACGACGCGTTAGCGCGGTAGCGGGCCGGGAGCACGCCCTGCATGCTGTAGAGGTCGCCGACGGCCAAGGTGTCGTTGACTGCGGCAGCGACAACCGAGCCCGAGCCGACCAGGCCGGTGACCACGCCGGTGGGCTGCCCGGAGCCGGTGCCGACCGCGAACGCCGACGCCTCCAGAACCTCGCGGCCGAACGCGAGGAGCCGCGCAACCTCGGCGGCGCCGTTGGCCATGTCCTGCAGGGCCTCGATGGACACCGGGACGAACCCGGCGGCCTTGTAGACCGGGATGCTGGGCTGGGTGAACGTGGGGGCGTCATCGGAAACCTGCGAGGCTTCTGCGTCCCACGACCAGGCGACGGCGCCGGCGGTGACGCCGTTCCAGGTGTCGCCAGTGGCCACGACCTGCTTGGCGATCTTGCGGATGTCGTTGCGCGACCCGTTCGCGGTGATGATCACGGTGGGGTCGAGCTGGAACGGGACCAGGTAGCCGCCCGCGCTGTCGGTGAGGGACAGGGCGCGGGTCTGCTCCAGAGCGCGCTGCTCGCCTTCTGTGAGCTCGTGGAGCCGGTTGGTGGCGGCCTTCGAGAACGCCCGCAGGTACTCCGGCGAGGACGCGGTGAGCGCCAGCCGGGCGAGGGTGGCGTCCTTGTCGTCGAACCGCTCGATGATGTCCGTGGACACCGACCGGATGCGATCCGTGGCAGTCGGCATGTTCTCGATCGCCGAGAGGGCGCGGGCGCGGTACTCGGCGTTGACCTCCTCACGCGACCGGCCCCACGTACGAACCTCGGACAGGTCCCAGGGGTTGCGGAACCGCTTCGCCTGCACCGAGTCGGGCTCGAGGATGGCGTCGGAGTCGTAACCGTTGCCACTGGCCTGGATGCCACCGAACGCGCCCGGCACGGCACGCAGCCCGGCGCGGGCGTTGAGGCCCTCGGCGGTGGACCGGACACGCTCAAGCTGGGCGTCACGCTCCAGCTTCCGCCGCCAGGCGTCGGTGCGGTCGAACTCGTCGGTCAGCTCCTGGAAGTAGCGGTCGTCCTCGCCGGACGGGCGCTCGAGTTCCGCGATGGCGCCCATGGCGTCGCGGATCTCCTGGAGCCGGTTGATGCACTGGGAGTGGGTGAGGGTGGGCTGCTCAACCGGGGAGGCGGGCTGACCCTTGTCGTCGGCGCTCACTTATGCGCTCGCTTTCTGATCGGGGGACGACTTCGTGATCGCCAGGACGTATTCGAGCTTTTCCCGGTATTCGGCGCGGATGCGGGCGGCGCGTTCGACCGGGTTGGCGGGCCTGGCGGGGGTCGAGTGCTCTCCGGCTGCACGGTCGGTGGCCTCCGGCGCCGCCTCTTGCGGGGCGGGGTGGGGGTCGGCCGGTGGTGCGGTGGGTTGCGGCTCGTCGGGTTCTTGCACGGGCTTGTTGGCGGGTTGCGGGTCTTCCCCGGGGGGCGGGTCGGCTTCGACGGCGCCGGGGGGGATGGGGTTGCCCGCGTCGGGGATGTGGTGGGGTCCGCCGGTGCGGGTGGCGGCTTCGGCGGCGGCGACCAGGTCGGCGATACGACGCCGCTCGCCCGGCTCCCGCAGCCGGGCGAGGTCGATGACGACGGTGCCGCGGTTGCGGACCCCGACGGCGGTGTCGTCGTAGGCGGGCCACACCACCGGGCCGGCCTCGGAGGCCTTCACCTCGCGCAGCGTTCTGCGGATGGGGCCGCGGTCACCGGCGCCGCGGTACAGGTATTCGGCGACTTCGTCGTCTTTCAGTCGGGCGCCTTGGTTGTCGGCCCATTCGTCGCGGACCACGGCGAACCGGAACGACATGCCTTCCACACCGCCGTCGCGGATGGCATCCCGGAAGGGGGTGACCAGCCAGTTGTCGGTCAGCCGGCCGATGAGGTGGAGGCCGCGTTCGTCCTCTTCGGCCACCGTCCACCGACCCAACGGCAGGGACCCGAGGAGGGGGTGTTGGCCGTGGTCGAACTGCATCCGCGGCACCCGTTCCCGCAGGCTCTTTTTGAACGCGCCCGGGGCGATGACCTCTTCGAAGTCGCCCTCCCACCCGCTGATGCGGGTGACGGAGTTGAAGACGGCGCCGTAGCCCTCGATGGTGAGGCCGTCGGTGCCGTCGTCGGTGGCGCGGGTCATCGTGAACTTTGCGGACCGGCACAAGTCGTCACGGGCGGGCGTGGTGCGCTCAGCCATTGGTCACCTCCGGGGTGGTGTTCTTGGCGGGCGGCTTCGAGGCAGGCTGGGCGGCGGGTTTGGGGCCGGGCTTGTTCGCCGGCTGCGGCGCCGGGGCGGGCTTCGCCGACGTCGGCCCGGCGCCGGAGTGGGGGGTGCCGGGCGGCAACAGCTGCACGGAGACCAAACCGGTGTGTTGACCGTCCAGCAGCGTCAGGTCCCGGGCGGCGACCGCCTTGACCACCCCATCGGGCTTGTACCCGGACATGATCAGACCGTTGATGGTGGAGGCGTCGGCCTTCAGGATTTCCGCTTCGTCCTTCTGATCCTCACGAAGGAAAGCAACATCTCTCGAGTCGTACCACAAACGAACGTCTGCGCCGGGGCTGGGAATGATATTCGCAAACGACCCGGCCGCGTTCTGCCAAAGCGGATGCATTGTTCCGTCAGCGAATCTTCGCCTTGCCTGACTATAATTGGAGTAGGTCGCGGCGGCTAACCCCTCCGACAGTCCGACAATGATCGGAGGCACCCCGCCAGCAGCGGCGATGCGGGTTTCGCCGTGCCCTTGAATATTTTTGAAGTCCATGGCGGCGAAGTTGTCGCCGATCACCTTCACGTCGGCGCCGCCACCCAGATAAAGGGTTTTGTAGGCGTTGGAGTAGCCACCGTGGTTGGTGTCCATGGCTTCTTTGAAAGCGGTGAACGCGGCCAGCGAAACGTCTTTGTCCAAGCTAACGGACAGGTTGGGGGTGGCGGCGTTTTCGAAGAACTTGGACTTGTGCACGCCCATGGCTTTGTCGTTGACGACCTCGCGGAGCACGGGGGTCAACCAGGACATGCCGCGGTAGGCGGCCAGGGGGTCGGGGTTGGGGGCGAAGTGCACGATCTCGTCGGGCAGGAACGCCGCCGGGCTGTTACCGGAGTGGGGCCCGTCTTCCCAGTACACGTAGCCCAGGCGCCGGTATCCGACCGGGCCGCCGCGGATCATGCGGGGTTCGAGGATGATCTGCACCCAGTCCGGGCGGAGCCGGACGAGTTCGGCCTGCGGGCCCGGGGTGCGAACACCTTCGGTTTGGCCGCCGAGGCGGGCGGCGTCGATCCAGTAGGAGTTCCCGGCCAGGTCGGCGTCCTGGATCATCTGCAACAGCAGGTCTTGGGTGGTGCCACCCACCCACGGGGTTTC